TAACATGCGCCCAATTATCGTCAGTGTAGTACAAACCGCTGTTAATCAGTTTCGCCTGTTCGTCCGAATACCCATCTGAATAATCGTTCTCGCGCCGCATCAGCATACCATGCTCATCCATAACAATATCTTGGTTATCCGCGCTAGACACGATTCTCTTATTTGTCATGTCCAGTCCGTTCGCCACCATATTCTGAATGAGCGTCATGCTTGCGTCGCCCTGTTTCGCCTGTCGTTGCGTCGAGCCATAGGAAGTTGCCATAGACTGCGCACGGTCAAGCACAGACTTTACATCGCTGATAATACCATTCGCAACATTCAGCACTGCATCCGTGAACGTGACTTTAATCTCGTCGATATTACCATAGTCAATCGAGAAGTCGGACATCCGCAGTTTATACACTTCATCATCTACGTCGAAATGAATCCAGTTGCCGAGCGCGAGGTGTTGCATAATCGCCGCGAAAGGCGCGTTGAAACTGCGCACATAATCTTGATAATTACTCATAAGAGCAGACAGCGTGTCAAACTCAGTTTGGTTTTGCGCGCCGTCGTCGCCAAGCAGTAGCAGATTCTTCAACGAAGCAGAGATAGTCTGTTGCGAAATCGCCGACTTGATAAGTTCAGTTTGCGCCGCCTTAACAAACTCCTTCGCTTTTTTGACGATACCTGCATTGTCCAAACCGTCGCTGATATAGTTGCTGTTTGAGTATTCATTCTCGCGCCGAAAACTGCTCAGTTCCGTCCAGAGTTCATCGCCAAGATACGTTTTGATATTCAGCATATCATTCACGCGGTCATGCTCTGCCACAATCTTGTCGAGCAATCCAGTCTTATCTTCGTTTTGCAGTGTCGCAATCTCGTCGTCGCGCACTTGAATCTCTTGCTGAATCGCCGTCAACTTATTGTAGTAAGGCTCATACAGTCGCGTGTAAAGCGTATCGTTCTGGTCGTCGTCGCCAAGTCCATTCTGAATCAATACATCAAGCACAGACTGGTCAACGCTCAGAATAATTTTCAGCGAATCGACGCAATAGTTTTTCAACGACTCTTTGAACTTATCAAGACTCTGCTTCATAAGCGCGACAATACCATAGTTGTCACTCTTGTGTTGCGCCATCGTCTTATCAAGCATGTCTTTGACATACTCTTCATAGTTTTCCACGAAGGTTGCCGTAATTGCGCCGCTTGCCGTGTCAGCTTCGTCAGTGTAACTCGTCAGCGTAATTGTGCCGTTCCAAGTCGCGTTACTATAGGTCGAGTTAGAAATCTTCAACTTGTACGCCGCCGAATCATAGTACACGCGCGCATAAGTCTGGATTGCCGAATCCGCGCTTGACTTTGAAAAGTACGCTAAGTGCTGAACGCCCATACCTTTGAAAGCGTCAGTCAGAGCCGCGAGTTCCTTCTTTGCTGTAGTTGCAGGTCGCGCCGCCGCTTTTGGCATAAGCGATTTTTGCAGATAATTACGCATATCGAGCACATCATAGTAGCACTCGCTCAGTGTGGAAAATCCCACTATAGGCGATGGAAGAGTAGGGATTGAGGTATCATACGCTTGATACTTCTTGACGAGCGCATTGTACGCCGCAATATCGTCAGCCGAAATATTCAGTGCCACGCCGCCGTCATCTGTACTGGTCGCGTTATACTTCGCAATATCTTTATCGTATTCTGCGAGTTTGTTACGCAGAGCCTCCGACATTTCCGCGCGCGTTTCATCCGACAGATACCAGATGTAAGCCGAGCCGTTGGGATTGCACATCCGCACAGCCGAAGTCATGAGATCGTCACCCGCCGTCAGATGAAAGCAGTTCTTAACGTTGTCTGCGTTGCCATCATAGGTAATATCATTCGACAGATTTTCGCGCGAAATGTATACTTGCGTATCTTCGCCGTAACCACGCTGAATATTTGTACTGCCGCACTTCGGGCAAGTCTTGCCGAACTCGCCGCGTTCGCCGCAATCCTCGCAATAATCGTAAAGGTCATACGCCGAAACCGTGCGGTGAATCTTGCCGTCATCCTCAGTAGAAATACCAAAGATGAAGAGGCAGTTGAATTCCTTCGCAATATCCTGTGTGAGCGCGTCATAGATTGTCGTGCCGTTAAACGAGAACGTGCGCTGTTGCGGCATTAACGAACTGTCTACATGATGAATCTTGTAATGTGGTGCTTTATCTTTGAGTATTCTGTTCAGTAACGAACCCTCTGGATTATTCGGGTCGTAGAACTTTGTAATCTGATAGTCGTCGCGCGCAATATCATCTTCGGTATTGATTTCGGTATCGTACAGCCGCAGTTGCGACAGTTCCGCTTCCTGCGCGTGAACTCCATTGATATGCTTTACCTTCTTATTGTCCTCGTCGAGCGTGACGGTAATTTCATACCAAGGGTCATTCGTATTCGTTTTGTATTCTGGAATATATACAAGTTTGAAATTCTTGATTGACTTCCAGAGTTTGCAATCTTCGTCGTTAATCGTGCGCGTCACATCAAATGAAATCTCGTCCGCAGAGTTCATGTGAAATGCCGCTTGATAATTGCTTACATGAGTAATCACACCCTGTTTTCGCCCCGACTTATACGCTAGAACAATCGACGGCGTGATAGCTTGACCGTCCGCGCCAAGCTGAATTACATTAGCAAAATCTAACATCAGTGCATCACCGCCTTTGCAATCGGAGTGTAAGAAATCTCATAGTCGCACGGCAGACTCACCGTGAACTTATTCAAAGTATTTTCATATTTATTACAAATGCGAGGGAATACATAATTACAATCATTGCCGATTTCGTGCGCCGCATTACTGCTGATAACTTCAAGTGCATGAGTAATCATGATTTTCTCGCCGCTAGAGCAGGAGAGCAGTGCGAACTTTCTGCCGTCCATTTCATTCGTCACCGTCAGCGTTCCAGAATCTTTGAGCGTGAGAGTAATATCGGGATAGATATACCCAATCTCGTCGCTTGTATCTTTAATCGCAATCGTGCCGTTCGCGTCGCAAGAGCCGCGCACAATCTGTTTCTCCTTAAAACCGAATGGAGCAGTAGAAGTGAATGACAAGTTAAAGCCGATAATGCGCTCTGCAAATGTTACCTCAGATACGTTGAATGAACCCATCCAGAAATAGTGCGCGTATTCAGCACTTCCCATGCGCAACACCTGTGGAGTCGGGCGATTCAGCCAACGCTTAATTGCGATAGTCTCGTTCTCAGTGATGTATCTATTCTTCGCCGTTGGGAGTTTACAAATTGACTTTTCTTTTGAGAGTGGGTCAGAATACTCCGCGCTGACGATTGGATACCACTTGCCGCCATTCATGGATACATTCTCAAATTTGCGCTGAGAGTCTGTATCATTCGTGTCAGCAGAAGATGCGCTGTCGAAACTGCACAGCATATAACCGTGCGAACTAAGCGTTTCGCCGCCAAAAGAAAAATCCAATTCGTTCATGTGTTTATCCTTTCGCTTCCTGTTTCATCTGCGCCGCCAACTGGCGAATACGTTGAAGTGTAATGTTAGCCTCTTTCTGACTTTCTTCCAGTTCGGCGAGTTTTGCGAGGTACTGATTCTTCGCGTCCTCCGCATCTTTGATTGCCGCCGCCAACTGTTCGGGCGTGAAACCCTCGTCGTAAAAGTGTTCCTCTTTCTTTTTTTTAAATAACTTAAACATAATTACTCCTTTAAAATAGAACTACCTAGACAGCCGAAACCGCCTAGGTAGCAACAACGATTATTTAAAACTTATCTGATTCTTTTTCAGCGAATTTGCGCCGTGCAATGAGCCGACTGAAATCTGCTGAATCAGTTGTGTGAACTTCGGGTCTTTCTGAGCCTCGCGCATGAAGTCTGCATAATCCTTTACGTTAGGCAAATTGAATTCTACCTTCGCGTCAGTGTTAATCTGCATCTCACCTGCGCCGCCAGAATTGCCGTTCAGCTTACCATTGAATATACCGTCAAGATAAGACGAAGGGTCGCGCGCGAAATTCCACATATTGCTCACTTGCCCCGCAGTCATAACGCCACTTCCTTTCGGGAGATACGTGAGGATAGAGTTATCCTTCTTGCGCAGAACCGCCTCGCCGCCGTACTCGTTCAGCCGCGCGAAACGGTCAGAGCCAACGCCTGTCGTGCCGCTTGCATAATGATATTTACTCAAATCACTCAGCTTCAAGCCGTAGTAAGCACCTTGCCAAGAGCCGTTATTAACCTTGCCCTCGCGCATCAACTTATTGACGATACTCTGAACCTTCGCCGTATCATAGCCGCGATTTTTCAGCGCGCCGCTACGGAATGGATCGTTGCCCCACCCATAGTTACCATTGATAATCGCCAGTGCCACGCCATAGTTGTCTTTATCCGTCTTGTTGCTTGTGGTCGTTTTCGCAGGTGTCGGTGTTTTCGCCTTATTCGCGTTAGCTTTCTGTTGCGCCGCCTTTTGCTGTGCCGCAAGAGCCGCCTGTTTCTTCGCCTGTTCAGCCTGTTCCTTCGCCTTTGCCTCGTCTATCTGTTTCTGGTATTGCTGTTCAATAAATCCGATGCCTTGCAAAATGCTTGCCATCTTGTTATTAAAGTTGCCGTTAGAGAAGTTACTAACTGCCGCGTTAGAACCACTGACAACATTCGATGCGCCAAGATTCAGCGCAGAAGTAATCGTCATACCCGCCGCTTGTCCAGTAGCATTTACTGTGTTGACTGCACCAGTAGTTGCGTCAATCTTGATACCAACAGCGTCCTGCAAGCCAGAGAGCGAAGTGCTAAGACCAGTGCTAAGTTCCACACCAAGGTCTTGCGCTTTCGCCGTGATAGTTTCAGCAATCGTTCCAGAAGTTGCATTGACGGTATCAATTACCTGTGAAACGAGTGCGTCCATATTGTCAAGCCGCGCGTTCAGAACATTGGTGTAATCCTCTTCAAGTTGTGACAACATCTCTTTAATTTCAGAGATTCGTCTATCTTCCTCAGTGTCCGCAATGTCCTGTTGCGCCTCGTCAATCTGTTCGCCGAGTTTCTGCTGTTTCGCGCGCCCTTCCTCAGAAGTGTCACCTGCACCCGCCGCGTACTGCTTCTGCAACTTATTCAGTGCTTTGACTTTATCCTCCATCTTGCGCTGATAATTGTAAGCGTCCTTATTCGCGTCGAGCATCTTTTCATACTCGCTAATGAGGTCTTTCATCGCATCAATCTGTTTCTCGATGCCCTCTTTAACGAGACTCTTCATCGTCGAACGCTCTTCATATCCCGCTTTAATGGATTCACGCTGTGCCTTGACAAGTTCTTTCTTTCGGTCTACCAGTGTTGTGTTGGTCGGGTCTGCCGCCAGTTGCTTGTTGATTTCTTTAAACTGTTCGCCATACTCAACAGACTTCTGCATATACACATTGTACTTCATCGCCGCGATGCCGAGTTTGGTCAAGCCGGTCTCAGTAATTGCGCCCGTGTCTGTGTAGTTGTCCCACTTGTCGAGCGTCTTGCCAAGGAATTCCAACTCGTCCGCAATATCGCCAACCATATTCATCTGCTCGTCAAATCTATCCCACTTGATTTGTTGCAGTGCGTTCGCGTACTCAGCCGCCGCCTGTTGCGCCTGTTCCATCGACTTCGTAAGGTTGTCAATGTCGGCTTGCATCTGATACCATTCGTGCGAACCAACCTGCACTTTACCATTGGTGACAGCGTCAGCCATCGCCGTCAGCAAATCTTGCCTCTCGTCGCTTAACTTCTGAATCTTGGAGTTCGCCATCTCAATCATCTTGGGATAGTAAACATCGCCGATAATGTGACCCTCTTCCTTCGCGCGGTCAATGTTCGCTTGCCGCAAGTCAATCTGCGCTTGGAGATTATCAATGATGTCTTCGTGCGCCGTCTTCGTGTTGCTGTACTGAGTTAAATACAACTTCACCATAGACTCGCGCAAGTCGTCGATTTTCTCCTGCGTCGCCTTGGCCTTATCGTACCATGTCTGATAATTCTTAATCGCCGTCTGCGTCGTTTCGTCAGTTACGGTGTCAATGTCCATCGTGCCGTTGACGATTTTATCAATCCAATCCTGCGACAAACCGTAGGAATTCGCTTTCTCCATGTATTTGTCGTAAGCCTGTTGCTGAATATCAATTTCGTCGGCGGTCTTTGACATCTCGGCGCGCGTCGCAGAGTTGCGCTCTTGAATCGTCTTATAGGTCGCTTGAACAGTATTATCAAGTTTCTTGATTGCTTTCTCGATATTGTCAATTACAACTTCAATCCAGTCAAAATCCTGCGACTCATCGTCAGTCGAACTCTTCTTTGAACTACTGGATTTGCTGGAACCGCTAGACTTCTTACTGCCGCCACTAGATTTGCTAGAACCGCTAGACCTCTTACTGCCGCCACTAGATTTGCTAGAACCGCTAGACCTCTTACTGCCGCCACTAGATTTGCTAGACTTTGAAGATTTGCTAGGATTAATAAACAGTTCTGGTTTTGGCGTATAGAACGCGCCGCCGCCACCCGCCGAAGTACCTTCGTAAAGAGCAGTACCAGTTGCCAGAGAACCGCCAACTACGCTACCGCGACCAGTCACATAACCATACTTTAATAACGCTTCTGTTTGTTTATGGTTAAATACTATATCGCCTTTTGAGAGATTGACAAATTCCGCGCCACGTGAACCCACGGTGTAGAACTTATTTCCGTGTACGATCCCCTCCTCGCCGACCTCACCTACCAAGGCTCTGCCACTTTGTCTCAGTCCCCAATTACCTTGAACTAAAGCACTACCATAAGCGCGAGCAGTGCCGTTAACCTTCCGCTTTTTGCCGCTACTTGTATAGTTACTTGTATAGTTGTTTGTGTAATTATTAGTTACACTTGTTACAGTGACGCTCTTACTGTGTACTCCCGCAATCGCGCTCTTCAAAGCGTTGACTGCCGCAGTACCAGATACCGTTGCGTATACAGAAACGTTCTTACTAGCAAGCTGATTGATTGCACCCTTTAATCCGTTGACAGCAGAAGTGCCAGTAACCTTTGCCGAAGCGGTAACGCTCTTACTCTTCAACGAATCAATGCGTCGTTTCATATCGCCGATTAAACCAGTGCCAGTTGTCTTTGCGCTAACATTAATTGTCTTGTTGGCGAGTTTATTAAGCTGAGTTTCTACCTGCGAAATAGCAGATTTAGCTTGTGTTGTATCAACTTGAACCGCTACATTACTTGATGATGTAGTAGTGGTAGTTTTGGGCGCAGAAGTAGCAACAGTACCACCCGCTTGACTACTAGAATTTGAATTAAATCTATTTGTGCCAGTGATGAAATTAGTTTCTGATGTAGGCGTTCCTGCGGTGATACTTATAGGTTGAGATGCTTTACGTTTAAGATTATCAATTTGTTGTTCAGCCTTGTCGGTGTTGGCAAGAATATTCATGTCAACTTCGCCGTTCTCAATCTTCTGAACCATTTCGTCATAAGTTTGAGTATCGGGGTCAAGACCAAGTTCGATTAACTCTTCCTTCGGCAATCGGCTAAGTAATACCTGCAACTTAGCTTCTGCGTCTTGAATCTCAAGTTGAACATTAATCTTCGCGTCTTCGCTTAATTCACCACTGTTAAGTTGCTCTTTGAGTTGAGCAATCTTGTCTTTTGCAGTGACAATCTCGCCCTCGACATTATCTGTGTTGATATCAATATCTACAGATAAATGTTTCTCTGCAAGTTGCGCGTCAAGGTTATTTACATTATCAATCAGCGTCTGCACATCTTGATTGACAGAACCGAAATCAATGGTAATACCATAATCATTCAGCTTGCCAAGTGCCGCTTCAACGAGGTCAACGCTTACACCGAACTGCTTTGCAATATCGCGCGTGTTATTTCCTAACAGCTTATAATTACCATTCTCGTCCTTGGTCGCGTCGCCAAGTTGTACCATCTGGTCGATAAATGCTTTCGCTCCGTCAGAGTTCTCAGTGAAATACTTCTGGGCAATCGGCAAACCTTTTTCGTAAGCCGCCGTCACTTCCTGCACCGAAGCGTCTGGAGAAAGGTCTTCGTAGCTGTAAAGGTCGGCAATCGCGCGAAACTCATTCGTTCCAACAAGTCCCGCTTGATACAGTTCGTCGCCACGCTTCATTACCGTACTGGTAATGTTATCGTAAAGGTCACCCTCTTCGCCGCCTTTTTGCGCGTCAAGATACCGCTGATAAGCAGAAGTCGCGCCGTCCCATTGTGCCGCCAAAAGTTGCACGTTAGAAATCTGGTTTTCAAGTCCGCTGATTGTAGACTCAATATCAGTCGTGTCTTTATTCGCCGCTTTGTACTCCGCGAGTTTCTGCTTCGCCGCCTCAAGCTGTTCGTTGTAATCAACCAACTGGTCAGTGAAAGTCTTGCGCCACCTGTCGGCATTTTCGTCTTGCAGTTTGCGCAACTCCGTGCCATTCAGATGAATTCCGCGCGCGGTCTTCTCAAACAGTTTGGAAGGGTCATAACTGTCAAGTCCTTGGAACGCTTCGATAATATCCTCAACGCCGCCAGTAAGAGACTGAGTTTCGCTGTCCCACTTGGCTGAAACGCCTCCGCTTGCCATGCTTTCTGCCATCGCCGCATTAACTTTGTCGAGCGCGTCATAAGCGTCTTGCGCGGAAGTGTTGAAGTTGTTGAAATCGTCCGCAAGCTGTTCAAGCGAACCACCTGCTTCCTGCGCGGCTTGATAGCTGTTGTTAAGCATATCCACATAGTCTTGCAGAGCAGTATCACTTATAGCTTCAATTTGCGGAGCGAGGTCACTAAACTTAGACTTAAAATCATCAACACTAATACCTGCATCGCCCATCTCGTCTTGGAACGATTCAATGTCGCTGATGGTAGTTTTGATGCCTTTGGTGTTTGTCATAAGGTCGGCAATACGCCCTTGAAGCCAACTGTCATATGTTGCCTTATCCGTTTCTTTATACGAAGTACCAATAGCATCATACATCTGTTGCATCTGCTTATATGCGGCTTGCTGATCTGTGGTTAAAGATACGTTTGCAAGGTCAGACGCAATGGTGATTTGGCTCATGCTATCATGAATATTGCTTGCCGCCTCACTTAATGCCGACTGGTTGTTTGTAATTGCTGTTTGGTATTTAGTAATGTCGTCAGATACGCTTTTCAGTTGTTCTTCTGACATTCTATTGCTTGTGCTTAATTCATTTAGTCTAAGTTGTTTTTGCAGAGCATTCAGATTTTTGGCGTTATTAATATTGCGCGTAATTAAATCAGCAATATTATTCTTGTCAGTTCCTTCGCCAATTAAGTTCATATCTTTAGGAACTGGCATACCAGTGCTTGTCGCCCACCTACTTGTAGTAGTAGCGTAACCTGCATATTTATTATAAGTGTTGGTATAATCTTGAAGCTGTTGTTTATAATATGCTTGCGCTACCTGTTGTGCGTTGCCACTAGCAAAATATTTTGCGCTCTTACCATAGCCCTTGTTCCAAGCATCAAGTGCGTCAGATGCCGCTTGCTTTACATCTGAGTTGCGTTGAATTTCTTGCAACTCTTTAATAGATTCAAGTTTAGTTCTAGTTTGTTCAAGGTCTTGTAATTGCGCTTTATCAACAAGAGTTAAAGTACCCTTACTTTTAATCGCCGCAATCTGGTCGTCAACATCTTTTAATTGAGACTCAGTATCTTCAAGATTCGACTGCGATTCCTGTGCTGTAGCGTATGAAGTCGCCGCCTTTTCAGCCGCATATTCACGCTCATGAATTTTATTATCAACAGCAGTAAATATCGCTTGTAGTGCCATTCCAACGAGCATATTTACACCCGCAGAAATTACGCCACTAATCAAACTACTAGCTAAACTTTTGAGCGAAGCACCAACACCTTGCGATACCTTCTCGCCCATATCAGAAGTAGCATTAGAAGAATTTTCAACGTTCTTCTGCATCTCACCAGTAGCGGTAGCGGTTTCTTTTGCGGCAGTTGCGCCCTTTTTCATTCCTTCGGCAAATTTACCAGTAGACTGCGTTGCGCTATCAATACTATCCTTAGTCTTCTTAAATAATTCAGTAGGAGCAATCTGTCTGAATAATCCAGTAAGAATACCTTTACCAGAACCGTTGCCTCCAAGCGCACTCATAATAGCACTCGCAAATGGACTTTGCCCTCTTGCGCCGCTAATGAATCCCATTAAACCGCCAAGACTTCCAAGTGCACCAACCTTGCTTGTAATCTGGTCAATAACCCTTAATACGTTATTGAGCATATTGATAGCGTTTGTGATACCTTTGGAGTTGGCAAAGTTTTGAACCAGACCTGTGAATGTATTGCTCAGACGATTAAGTGAACCTTGCCAGTTATTCGCCGACTTCTCAGCCTCGCGCATAGCCGAACCGCCGCCTTGCGAATACTGAGCAAGCATCTTCTCATACTGATCCCAGTTATTCATCAATGCCGCAAGTTGGTTAGCCGAACGTTTACCACCAAGAGTATTAAGGATGGTATTTCGCATAGGGTCATCAGTTGCGAGGTCTTGCCATACACTATGTAAATCGCGCAGAATATCAATAGCTGAACGCGACTTCTTGACGCCATTAACCATCTGCGTCTGTGCTACGCCAATTTGGTCGAACGTATCCACGATAGTCTTTGTCTTTGTGTTCTCGACATTCATCAAGATATTACGAAGAGCAGTACCAACCGCGTCGCCGCCTTGCTGAGTGGTTGCTTGCATAGTACCGATAAGAGCAGAAAGTTGGTCAACCTTCACTCCATAAGTCGAAGCTACGGATGCGGCCTTACCAGTAGCTTCTGCCATATCCTGCATTGAAACCGCGTTCAAATTTGACACTTGATTCTGTCCATCGAGTGCCGCAGTTAATTTTTCGACAGAGCCATCATATTGAAACGCCGCATTTGTCGCAAGAAGATAACTATTTGCTGTATCAGCATCCAAGTCACCTGCCGCTTGCGCCATAACTGATAGGTCGGTCATACCTTTTGCGGTATTGCCCCTAAAACCTGCACGCGCCATTTCGGTATAACCGCTAAGATAGTCACCCGCAGTTTTGCCCCACTTAGAAGCAGAATCAAAAGCGTCCTGTCCAAGTTTGGTAATCTGAGTATCGGTTAAATCTGATACCTTTGAAATCTCAGTAAGCTGATTGTCAACTTCCTTTAATTCCTTGACCGAATTACTTACAAGGTCGATGCCCTTTTGAATAGCAGTGTATGCGCCAGTGAACTCCATGAGGCGTTTACCTGCATCGCCCAGTTCAGTCCACATAGACTTACCCGCAAGACCACTAGCAGATACTTCTTTCTTGATTCTTGCGTATTCCGCACTAATTTGTTGCGACTGCGCAATAGTAGTTTTACCTGCTTCAAGCTGTTGATACTGGTACTTTAATTGCTGTCCTTGTGCCGTGTCATGCATATTGGTATTTTTATCCCAATACTCAGACATCTGGCGTTGCATATCATAAACTTTCTTTTCACTTTCAAGTAAATCGCCATTATACTTGACAGTTTTTTGTTGATTAGACGCAATCTTATTTGCTAGATTAAATTGTGAAGTTGCTGACTTTGCCGCCGCCGCATCATTCTTTGCAATCGCATTACCTGCGTCTTCGTATGCTTGTCGCATATCACCAAGGGATTTATTGGCTTTATCATATGCGGCAGTATTCTGTTGCATCGAAGACATACCTTTGTTTACGCGCGCAATTGCCGCCTCCATGCTTCCATTCGTGAAAGCATTATCTTTCATGTTGAAAGCAGTAGACATTCCTTTACCCGCGTTTTGCGCCGCCTGCGCTATAGCATTTATTTGATTAACTGCGCCAGAAACATTTAGGTTAATGTTTATTTGCGAGTTCTGTAAAGACTTTATTTTACTCTCTAATGCGTCAAGTGCTTTGGAGTCAACCTTCGCTTGCACATTAACGGAATAATCTGCCAAAATCAATCACCTTCCTTTATGAGAAATGTTTTGCGAAAATTTCATCGACAGCCAACATGATTTTGATTACTCCCTCTGTCGCGAAGCCGCTATTACCAACGACAGGATGCATCGCACCATATTGACCTTCCTCAGAGTTCATAAATACTTCATAACCAGAATGGTAAAGCGACTTACTAAGCACAGTGCCATATTGCACGTTCGGGCCTGCATGAGTGATAACTTGGCTAGGTTCAAAACCAACAAGCACACTGCCAGTATCGCCAAAAACCATAACAGGAGAATTGATTTTTGCAGTCTTTAAACCACCAGTACGCACATATAGTGATGGACTTCCACCCGCATAGAATTGAGCAAAGGATTCGTCAACAATCGAATCCGACTTTGCTTTAACTTCGTACATGGCGTTGCTTAGTTCATTCTTTATCTTCGCTTTGATTTGTTCCACTGTCATTTGCCGCCTCAATCTCCTTTAACAGTTTCAGCATAGACGGCGAATTTGTGAACGCGCGCGCAAGCGAGTCAGAGAACATCTGCGCATTAACGTGAGTCCAATCCGTGTTTTCAATTACGCGCCCAAGACTTGCAAGCCCTTCAATCAGTCTGCCAAGGTCATCGTGGCGATTATTCAGATACTTCTGCATCTCAAAGTTGGCGATAGTCTGCGCGTCAACTATAATCTTCGACAACTGCCGTGCGATAAACTTACCGTCGTATGTGCCGTTCACGTAGTCCTCATAGATACCAAGAATCTCTGGATCGTTGTCGCACACATCAAGCGGATTCTCATATTCTTCAAGCGTGTCGTCGCCGTCTTCATTCGGTATAGTTTCAAACTCAATGCCGTCAACCGCATACTGATAGAAGAGCATACGCATTACATCATAGACAACATCGGGTGTTGCTTTCATATCATCAGTTTCGGGGTCATAACTGTAGTAAGCCGAAGCTAACAGCTTGGTAAAAATATGGCAATCATCATTGGTCATAACATCTTTGATACTAGGATTATTCTTTTTCAATTATTTATTCCTCCGTTGAAGTAGTTTTCTTAGCTTTAGCTTTAGACATGGCGCGCCGCCGATTCGCTTTTTTGCGCGCGTCTTCCCAAGTAGTCCACCGTTTTGACGCACTGTCAAACGCCACCCAAATGTACGGCAGGTCTGGATATACATACCAGAACATTTTCCGTTTGAGTTTCGCCTGTGCATCTGCATAGCCTTTCACATCGTATACAATTACTTGCCCTTTTGCGTCTGTCACTACATAGTCCGCGACATAATCAATCTCACGCACTTTCTTACCGTCGTGTTTATACTCTGGCTGTAGCACATACTTTACCTGCCGCTGAACATCAGTGATTTCGCCAGATTCTAGTTTCGGTTCAAGATAATCTCTGTAAAATTCCATTTCCTGCGTCGAGTCATAAGTGATACCTTTGTATTCACGGTTCGCCTTGCGCCCGACATGATATTTACTGTACGCCATCTTCCTTACTATCCTTCCAAAGTTTGTTAATGTATTCAGTTTCAGATTTTAGATACCAACAAGTGAGTTTTCCCTTATTGCGCTCAGACTCCCAAATGAAACAAGGTTGTACGCCGTGCTTCGTGTAAAAGATAATCTGCTTTAGAAAGGAGATAGCGACTAGGTTGTTCTTGCCATAACACTTAATAGCATCGTCCAAACTTTCAAATTTCATATATTGCCCTTTCACATAATTACACCTAGAATAAAAAAAAGGCGCATAGCTATTAATCGTAGCTACACGCCTATTTGCAACAACGATTAACTTTTGTCTGCTTCATCATTCTCAGACTCCGCGTTTTCCAGTGAAGTGTTTTTCTTCCTGCGCGGCACAACGATAGGTTTCGGTTGTGGTTTCGGTTTCTCGACCGCGCGTCCAGATTCATCAAGGTAAATTTTGTCACCATAAACAGGCGTTTTCTTTTGATAAACCCAACCAGTTACTTTGTCGCCGTCCGTGTACACGATAGTACCGTTCGGCATTACTTTCTTGACTGTGTATTCTTTTATCAAAATAATTTCTCCCATATCAATAGTGCGACCAACCGAAGTCAGCCGCACATAATAGTTATTTAAATATCAGCCTCTCCACACGCTGACTCGCGCTCCCCGTCCTTCTGGATTTCTGTTTCCAATGCAAATTGCGCACGTATTCCATACTCCTATACATCAACGTGTATAGCGGACGCTCCCGATGGTTGCGAACCATCCCATTTACTTCATCGCTAGTTGTTAGTCAATCGGGTCTTCGATTACCATGTCTACGAAGTTGTTATCCTTGTCGGCAAGGATATCGCAGGTTAGAGTAATAGAAGCAGGATCGCCGTTGTTGGCAAAACCGATAGAGAAGTTTGTCTGCGGATGCAGATGGTAGAATGTCTGACGGAAGGTGTAGAACTTGCCGTCCTCTCCCTTATCAATGGTATCGCCATAAACGATGTAGTCGTGCGGGAAGGAAGTGGACTTAACGCTGATAGCCTTAACGCCCTCAACCTGCTTCATGTAATACACAACAACATCCTTACCCTTTGCAGTAGCGGCGGTCAGAGTCGTGCCACTACCAGTAGTTTCCAGTACAGTGCCGCAGTCGTCGTCAGCAAGGAACGCGACAGCAGTACCCTCAACAGGGGTAGCACTCAGAGTGATTGCGCCCTCTGCGGAAGCAGTAGCTTTCTCGCGGACATAATACTTTGCAGTCTTTGTTGCATCTCCACCAGTAAGAATCTGGAAGAGTTCGTAGTTCTGCATCTGAGTCTCAATCTCAACAGTACCACCCTTGTCGCCGTCGAACGCAACTCTCTTCGGATGTCCCATACCGCCGTAAGCGTAAACAGTCTCACCCTCAAAGTTGGTTGTGGTCGTATTGGCATAGTCCATGTAATGCGCAGGTTTCTTGGTCGTATAGTCAAGCCAAATCAGATTGCAAACCTCGCGGTTAGCCATATTATAACCAGACATTTATTAATCCTCCTTGAATAGATTTACTCATTGTATTTATAGTTAGCTTTCGCTAACTTTATTTTCGTTTTTGTCTACAGTCAAATTTTCTTGTCTCGCATACAAGTCGAACTTCTTCTCTTTATCGCCCCATACGGACACTGCCATACGATTGATTTCGTACACATCGCCCATAAGAAAACGATTGTAAGTATCATACAGTTGAAATACAGTCAAATCATAAACGTTCATATAGTTGTATCCATTGACAAACGTGGCGATAATTGAAGTCAGATTACCTAATTCCATCCGTGCGCCGTTCGTCTTTTCGCGCGCCTTTTTGAGAGCCTTGCGCCCCTTACGCAATTTCTCCATAACTTTCTTGGTGCGCTCGTCGGCGGCTTTTGATAAATCCTGTTCGTCCATTTCAATAGACACATGATTCATCTGCGCAATCATTTCCGATATTTCACCCCACATCGTGTAAGTAATCGCGCCGATAGCTTTCGGTTCTCCATCCTTCACTTCATACGTTATGTACATATTCGCCGTTGGGTCATATTGAACACTCTCTCTGAAAAAGAAATTGAGTGCCGCCAAAAACATCCATTGATATTCTTGGTCGTGCGAGAGAAGAGTAAACACATTGAGTTTGCTCTTTTCATCAATAGGCAGAGCATCATATTCTTCTAATTTCTTTTTGCGCTCAAAGTAACCCGCCGTGGTCATAGTCATAATGTCAAGGTATAGACTATATGTGCTGTAGTTCTGGCTTATTTCTGAGATAGGGAATTTGCGGAGATACCCAACGTGCTGCCCTTCGGTATCAATAGAAATGTCATTTCTATCATTCAGTTCAGAGTAGGATAGCTTCATGCAAAATTCGGGACTGCATAAGTAAGAATCTTACCCGCCACAGTCTGTTGCCTTTCAAACAAATCCAGTTTGGATAACTCCAATTTTCCTATACCATATGTTCTCCTTAAATCATTTCTCGTCAGAATACCATCGACGATTTCGCAGATGATATCGTTGCGATTGCCCTCATAGTTTTTCACATTCAGATTGTCGATACAGTCTTTGTCGCAGAATACATACACGACTAACTGCATGGTCTGAATCTTATCATACGAAGTTGGTATTACCACATCGTACATGACATATGAGAACGTTTTGAGAATCGGTTCGTCAATAAATAAATGCGATTTGATATGTTCATGTAGACTTTTAATGACAGCACTTTCGGTTGTTAGTTCTGTTTTATAGTTTTTGCCAAGCAACGCTACTCGCAAATTATCGTCCGCGTAGAGTGCTTTGTTTATGATATTCTTGTAATGACCAATATCTTTAACAGCCATTCAGCACCTCCATTAGACGAAATTTTCTACCGCAACGTTTTTGGATGCAACGTTTGTACCATCGTGAATAACATTGATAGTGATTGTGTTACCAATATCATCTGTGTCGTTAGCGGTCAAAAGTAACTTGCCGCCGCCAGATATTGTAGTCTCACCATTTCTTGTAGTTACCTTGCAAGACACAGCACCGTCGCTGTTACTCCATTCAGCGTCCAGAGCAGAAGAGTGCGCATCAACTTCTACCGAATAGTCAGCGTCAGTCGGCGCGCCATCGGTATAATGCTCGATAGAGAACTCACCTTGTAATCCCGAATAAAGCACGGAGTCTCCCCCGATTAGCCATTTCTCGTTGCCAGAAATGTCCTTTGGCTCGAAATAATCACACAGACCAAGGTCTAGCCTGTCTGCCTCTGGATGAAATTTGTCACGTGCAACAATGAACGAATCACATTCACCGTTGTCTCCGTACATATACAATATGTCATCGTCTCGCGTAATCTTGAAAACTTTGTTCTCTAAGTCGTGGTCGCCAAGAAATACACGTTTCTGATATAGTTTATTAACCTCGTCGTCGGACGGAAAGATTAACGTGAAGTTGTTACTGGCAGTCGTGTAGTAATATGTTGGCGTAAGTCCAGTATCGTATTTCGACGCTGAATTTGCATTAGCCCAACGTTTAATTACCGCGCCAGTCTCATTCTGCCACTTCACTTCAATCTGACACAATGCAAGAATAATCTTCTCGTAAATGTCGTAAATATTCTCTACCAGTCCCATCGTCAGCCAATATCTGCCATTATACTTAACGTACTTACCCGCCTTAATCGTATTCGGATGGCAAAGCATCTGAACCGTGTGCGTTCCTAAGTAGGTATTAACTGACTTGTTAGATATGATGCAATCGACGGTTTTCTCATTCGACATATCAGAGTCGTAGATTTTAACGGTATTTCGTATACCAGTATCCATAATCTCGTCAAGTGCCGCCATTCCGTCGCTACTCAAAATATCTGCAAGGTCTGAAACGCCAGTGTCACCTCTTGACTGTTCGGAAGCTAAGTACCATTCTTTCAATGCTTAACCTCCTTAATCTTCTTCTTCGGTTGAAGAGTACGCAGGTGTTTTCAGCTTTTGAATATGGTCGGCAATATCAGCTTGAATCTGTTCGTAATCGCTCTTGACAGCGGAGTAAATCGCGCCGCCACCATTAAGGCTTAAATCCTTAGTGACAATCTGCGAACGATTATTAATTCTTGCCTTATCCCTTTCCTTCCAGAAAAGTTGCATATACAATGCGAGAGTATCGGCAGTGATTTCGTACAATGTGTTTTTAACATCGTCGTCTGTCAGCGCGTCAAAAGTCGGCACTGTAATCGTACCTTCACTCTCGTCATATGTTATTGGATAAATTTCAAAAGCATATCTCGCAACTGCACGTTTCAGCCATATATCTTCCAGATCATCGGGTATAATCGTTCTACTGATTATCGCAGACTCAAACATATCTTTAACGTATGCAGTTGTAATACCCATGATTGTCTTCCCCTTAATTTAGAAAAGTGAAAACTGGCAATGACTTTCGACAAAAATCCGCTTGTCGTAGTCGTTGATATGCAGGTCTTCCATACATTTCAGCATGTACGCCTTTTCTGCTCTGGTTACTACTTCATTCTTCACTTTGCTCTTGAACGTATTGATATTTGAAATCGCGCACAGTTCCTTTACCTTATCTTCGGTGAGGAAGTTCTGTGGTCTGCCGTCTTCGTCAAAGCGCAGATACTCGCGTGTCGGAGCGTCATTGATATATAGAGTGGCGTGACCACCCTCATTATCAATACCAGTGAAAAGTCGATTGCCGCGCTCAACTTGATTTACAATCTCGTCACGGCGCAGTCGAAGACTTCCGCTTGGTGCAAACTGCACAGCCGCATTGTTTGTTGAAGAGAACGATACGTGCCAAGGCGCGATATTAAATACCTCAACCTTGTCATTCATGTTCAGTTCTTCTTTGGTTTCAGTCGCCTGTTTCGCGCGCGGAGAAGTAGTTTTTGTTTTTGTAGTTGTTGACTTTGTATTCTCCATTCTTAATCCTTTCAATTAGTTCGTACATATCAAGTATTTGTATTAATTAAACTTGTGCTTCAATTCGGTATACAGAGCCAGAGCCTCGCGGAACTGCGGCGAATACTCAAATGTCCAGTACCTATGATTACTGACTTTGTTTACGTTAATATCTTTGTATTGAAACCCAAGCGCACGAAGGAAAGAACACAATTTCCACGAATAGCAGAAAAAGATGTTACTATGTTTTTCTTCCATGTCGTAATCCTTAAAAATGGGAGACTACTAAGAGCCTCCCACGTTAATGAATCTATTTAAGATTTAGTGTATGTTTTTAATTACAGAGTGCCAAGTTTGCTATCAACGATAACGCCGACTTCGTACTCACGACCCTTTGCAACATCAGCCGCAACAGCAAGGTCAAATCTGGTCATAGTCTCACCAGTAACAACATCGTTACCAGAGAAGGAAGTAAGACCACCCTGTGTGAAGGTCTGAATTGCAGAAGTCTGTCCACCCTGCGGCACGACAAAGCCAACTCCGGCAGGGAACAGCGGCTTGAAGTTATCGCCGTCAATCTGAGTCAGATCATACGGGTTCGGGATTTCGGACAGGATTGCGCCGTTGTAACGTGCAAGGAATCCATTGTCGTTAATCTCGTTGATAAGAGCATCGGAGATACCCTTGATACCAGAAACAGTAGAGTTGAATCCCGCCCACGGAGTGAACTCGCTCAGAAGAGCATAGTCACCAAGAACGGACGGACGCCCAAATCTACGAATCTTGGTCAGAAGTGCGTCAACATCTTCCTTCACAAGACCCTCGTTCTCATAGAAATACTTAACGCCCTTTGCGTTCTGAATCTTGTCAACGATAGTCTTGGCAACATACAGAACAGCCTTGTTCATAATCATCTTACGAACTTCGTTCATACCCTCATTCTCTTTGGAAGCGTCGCCAACAGCAAGCTGACGATAGTTCACGCTGTAACCACCAGAGATAGTCACAGGAGCAATCGGGTAACGATCCTTAACGATGGTCGGGAATGTTACATCAACACCCTCTGCCTGCTGATTCACAGACTGTGCGGTGTGCTTGTAAGTCTCAATGTAGATAGTCTCGTCCCATCCCATGTTCTGATAAGAACCAAAGATTCCGAGCAGTTTGATTTCCTCTTGCAGAATCGGCTGAATCTCGATAACACGCAGAGCGTTCAGTTCTGCCATAGCAGAGGTGTCACCTGCGGATGCTTTCTCGCCAAGACCCTTGATGTAGTCCATAGCCTTGTCAGCCAGTTTTGCGTCAACATGGGTAGCAATCGGCTCACCCTTAACCATAGAGGAGAATACCTCTACAACAGGGCGACCCTTATGAAATTTATCGCGCACAGATGCGCTGTCCTTATGTGCATTATTCATCTCAATGCTATAATTAACAGACATTTATTTTATTCTCCTTTCGATATTGTAGTTATGAGTTACGCTACAACCTTAACGACAATACCCTTGCCGTCAAACTCGATAGCCTTAACGAACTGAAGTTTACCAGTCTCAGAAACAACCAGTTTACCCTCAGAATCGGATGCCAGTTTAGATGCAGTCGTCAGCTTAGATACATCTACAGAATCAGCAAGAGAAGTAGCGGATACATCCAGTTCCTCGTCGCCAACCTTTGCCAGTTCTACGACGCGAACATCCTCGCCCTTTGCGATATCGAAATCAGCGGAAGTAACATCTCCCTTTGCAATCTGCATTACAGCATAAGTACCGTCAGCGGAAACAGTGAACTTGCCACCAGCAACAGTACCGAGCCGACCATTCTGAATATCTGCACCTGCAACAACGGACTCGTAAATATGCTTACTAATTCCGTTCAGTTTGTGAAACTTATACATACCTTAATCCTCCTTGAATTTCCTATGTTTTAGATAGAATTACAAAAGTATTTTGTTTTAGAAAATCGACTCGTCTGCGCCATTCGGGTCAGTTCCAACTGCGCCGAAAATGTCAAGAGAATCATCCTTCGCGGCGTTAGTCTCAGCCGCAATCTTTGCCTCTTCGTCAGCTTTCATCTTCGCTTCGCCGATACCTGCAAGAATCTTGGTATTGATTACATCAAGATTTCCCTCAAGCGGATTCTCTTTGTAAGCATTGATTTCAACTTCCGCGACCTTCTGCTCGTCCTCGCTGAATTTAGCCAGAGCATCATTCAGTGCGTTCAGTGCATTGGTCTTCTTAATCTCGTTCAGTTCAGAATTGCATTTCTCAAGGTCAGCCGCGCAAGACTCAGCGTCTTTCTTACTAGCTTCAATCTGTGCGTTGAGTTCTGCAATCTGCGCATCTTTAGCGGCGCACTCGCTCTTCATAGTGTCAAGCTGTGCGTTCAGTTCGGACATCTTCGATTCGTACTCTTCGTTTCTGCAAAGAGCCTCACGGATGGTGTCACTAATGAGTGCTTTAATTACATCCTCATTCATTATAGGATTAACCTCCTTCTTGTCTTCGTCTGATATCTTTTCATTTACTTCAATGACATAGCAGTTTTCGTCAGCTTCTTTAACGCCAAGAATCGCAATTCCGCTGTAGTCATAGACCATAGGAATACGAAATGCGTCAGTGCGCTCTCCGTCGTAAATAATATTGCCGTCATTTTCGTCAGTTCCGCAAATCTCAATACTTGCTTTCAGAGATCCAAGCAAGATTGCTTCTTTGCAGTAGTCAACAAAATTCGGGTAACGTTGATTATAAAGAACGCCGTCGCCGACAAGAACTGTCTGTTCTACTCCATCTATTGATAAGGTCTGGATAGAAGCAGATTCGATATGACCGACAGTTTCGCTCCCTTCAAAAACAGGAGTTACCTTGCCGTTCTCTTTGCGAAATTCGATATTACCATGACCGAGAGGTATGGACTTTTCGTCATCCGCAAAACTTACCGCAATCGGCATACCTTGCACGGATACCAGATTCGCCTCAGTATATTTGCGCACCCAATGAATACCATTGGAGTTTGTTTCGTGCGAATCATCGGGGTAAATCGTATGGAGTATCAGTTTGATTCTGCTACGTCCTGCCAGTTTACTGTTATCATCAGACGAAATTTCTAGGATTCGACCATTAATGTTTGACATGACTTCCTCCTATATCGTCTTAGTCAGATGGACTTGGCAAATCATCTGCGCCGTTCGCCCTTGACATCATAGTGTTATCAGTCGGGTTGTCGGATTCTGGTCTGCCAGTGCTTGAATCATTTTTACTTAATGTGTAACTTGTCTGATGTGGTTTCACCCAATCATAAAGTTTCTCATCATACTCAGATTTCAATACATTCAAGTACATATCGGGGTCTATTCCCGCAGAAGCAATCAAGAAACGCAGACTGCCACCTGCCTCTGTGAACAGAGACTTCATGGTTTCAAACGATTCCTTTTGATTGACAAAACTGCTGTTGAAGTAATAAATCTCGACATGACTCTTTGCGTTGCTATGAATGATATTCTTATCAATTACATAGTTAAGTTCACGCGCAATCATCTCGACAAACGTGTAAACTTGTGCCGTAACCATTTGAAGGTTGTTGACCTGCGCCGCATAGTTGCCACTTGTAGCCATAGAGCCAAGCAGAGAAGCGCAGATACCCATATCAAGCGCAATGGTATTATTTAAGTCAGCCTCATTCTTCTGGTCGAAAATATCATTCGTTTCCAGTTTGAGATTACTGAGTTTTGTACCTGCCGCCACACTAATGACGGATGTACCTTCCAATGTATTTTTATGCAGAATTGCATTCTTGACAGTTTCATGCTGATGTTTCTGTCCCGCCTCTGTCAGCGCGCAAGTACCTTTGCGCTCACCTTCTGGCAGTTCATGCACTACAACTTGATGGTTGATTTCATTCAGCACATGACGCTTCGTATCAATAAATCTACCTTGATACATAAGGTCATTCAGCGCAGTAATTGCCAGTGGTCTGCCCCAAGGCTCAGAATCGTAGCACTTGATTTTGCCACACATCGTTTTGTTGTTGTCAAGAACAACCCATTGTTTCATACCGTTCGCGCCGTGATTCCAAGCGACATACGCCTTTTGAATCTCCTGCGGATAGGCTTTAAGTTTTCTGTCTCGATCTTCCTGTGTGGCGAAATAATCAAAATACCTTAAATCAAATGCAAGCACATAACGCCCATTGCGTTTACCTACAATTCGCGTGTATTTCCACGGAAGAGTAATAATATTGGCATTGATTCCCGCCTCGTTGATTTCGTAGATATTGTGTACATCAAAATCGTCAAGATATTTTTCGGTAAGTCCTTGCTTCTTTTTGGTTTCAAAGTAGTAAAAGAAGATACCGTTTCTCATAACTGTATTCAGTGCGTCACGGATAAACTGCTTATCGTTTATCGTCTGCATTGTCGCAGTCATAAGACTTTTATTTTTCTTTGCGTTGCCTGTTGGCGTGTCAGAAGTTTGAACCACAATACGATTGAGACATGGGAGCGCAGTCATATAGTCAATCGCGCCTCCGACAATACCAGACTTGTTATATACATAGTTGGCAATGTTAATCATCTCTTCGTAATTGTTCATTGGGTCTTCAAGCACGGTAAGCACATCATCTTCGCCGTACTTCTCAAACACTCCGCTAGACAGCAAAGCATCTCTTACTTGTATTGCATACATACTGCTGAACGCATTGGATTCAACAGCACTCTGAGTATTATTTTTGTAATTACGATTCGGTTTGCGCCGTCTGTAATTATTTTTCTTCGGAGGTTGCTTACTCTGCACCTTCTCAGTTTCGGGCATGTAGACCCTCCTTTCGATTGTTTAAAGATACAACTTTTTGCATAAATACAAATTATGTACCGTTAAATCATGTTTGCTATAATGTCCTATAGACAAGATTAATTAGCAAGGCATTGGTATTCATGCGACGATCCGCCGCCGATAAGCGTCGGCAATATAATATCCGCAAAGAAATTGGCATACAGTAGAGCAGAAAACCTATCCTTGCGATTCGTTCCAGTTTCGTGAATCATGACATTCTGCGCCATATCCATTGTATATACAAGCTGTGTCATTTCAGATACAAGCTGTTGCGCCTCTAGGAATGGACGCTCATAGAACGCCTGTGTTTCACCTTCGATTGCGCCGATATAATCTTTGTTCTTGGCAAGTATCGCTGTTTCTGCGTCAGCGAAAGGAATAGGAAGTTCAATTTCTCCTTCATTAAGCGCACGCCGCAAATCATACGCCATGTCAGAGTTTGACTTCTTGCTTGCCGTCATTGCGTAAATTACTTTACGCGAACTGGGAGTTGAATACCTGTCTAATTTCTCGTCATTCATAATTCCAAGTCCGTCATATTCTTGTCCGCGCAGTTTGTCGTACAGTCTATTCGACAAGTTCTGGATGATTGCCACACCCGCAGAGCGCGCATCGCAGATTAGATAATCGGCTTGAAAATCCTCAAACAGTTGGCGAATGCGCACAGCTTGATTCAGTGCTGACATACCATTGTGATGTTCAAGATAGGGGACTAGCTTATGAAAACCATGCCTAATCGCATCTCCATTTTCTGCGTCGTTTACCTCCATTACATCTGGAAGACAACGCATACAGAGATAAATAGAATTATCGTTTTTCGCGCCCTCAACAAACGCAAGGTCGCACGATATAATCCGTATCTCTTCCTGCTGTTTGGCAATTTGATACGGATTCTTTCTGTGATTTATTACGTCTAAGTCAAGACGCGGATACCATACCTGTGCAAGAGTACGGTTCTTATTAAGCGTGTTATAGGTGAAGAACGCCGCAGTGTTTTCGCGCACACGCAAATTTAAATACTCAGTCTGCCAAACCATCGGGTCAGTCTTACGCTTCGCGTTTTCCATGAACTCAATCGTTTTAAGACCATGCTTTAATACGATAGATTCATCAAACGCCAAGAACGTAGAGTCGCGCCCTTTAGCCATATTCGCAATCGTGTTATCCGCGATGCGCCAGATAAATTCGTCTTTCGATTTGGTGTCAATCCAAGAAGATGAGATGTAGATATCTGTCGGCTGTTCAAGAAGTCCAGATTTGGTAACCGTCTTATCATCGGAAGAGTGCTTGATTGATTCCTTCAACTCTTCCTCAATCATTGTGTCGTAAGGATGTTTATGAATATATGGTGCTTGTCTAGGGTGCTGAAACGGCGCGAGGACACTATCATCAACAGACGCTTTAAGCTGTCGATACTCCTCACGAATCAATACCGTCGAACGATTACCGCGCGAATTTTCGCTTGCAACTACTACAGTGATTATCGCATTGTTTCTGAATTTACATTGACACGTATCGTTGTTGTTCTTGATTTCCAAAATCTCTTTGTCGAGCGCGGGAGATAAGTGCCGCAACTCGTTGTTGATTTTGGTATTAATCATGATATTCGCCTGTCCTTTGGTTGAGGCTGAAATCAGCACTTCTCCATAAGGATGCGTCACACAATAGCAACAACTAAACAACGCAGTCATAAAAGTCTTCGCAGTATTTCGACTTGCGAGAATCGTGTTCTCACTAGACACACCCATTTCGTGCAAAATCATTTCTTGGTACGGATAGAGATTAATCTGAAAATAATCAATCGCCACACGTTCAAGGTTACGCCGAAAGAACGTGTTCCATTGAAGCAAGTGGTCAACATTTTTTGGGTCGCTTAACCAATGTCCCTTTGGGAAGTTCTTATATACTTCGCGCTGAACCTCGTCTGCGTCTGGCGAGCATGTGTATACCTTCATGATGTCATCTCACCTTCGCCGTCCCCTTGCACATGATATTCGGGGTCGCGAACGTTTGAACCTTGCACGATATTCATAACAGGTCTAGTAATGTTGCGCTCAACATACTCTTCAATACCTGTGTAATCCTTAAACACTTTTTTGTTTTTGTAATACTCCTCTGGCGTATACTGACTGATAAGCGAAAGTGTCACGCCAAGTGGAGCAGTAGCAGAGTCATCTTTCTGTTCTTCCAAGCGAAGTCCAGAAGTCGAAAATATTTTTTGGTACTGCGACATAAGTTTTGTCACAGCGTCAACATCGGGTGTTTCCTGTTGCAACTCTTCATTCTGCAATAGATTCAGCGAACAGAGATTCTTAATGAATACTTCTTGATTACCTGTGCAGTCTGGATTGTATCTGTGCAACATATGGTAATGCTTTTCAAGTTCAGCGTACTGCGCCGTAGTATAATGACTTCCCCAACGCTCAGTAATCTCTGGCGTGACTTCAAAGTTGCCGTCGTCGGCAATATCCTCGTCAGCTTGCAAATCATGCGCAAGATTATTGATATTAACGTTGACACCAAGCGCAGAATCGCGTTTTAGCGTGTCGATGTAAGTTGCATCGTCTACGCCTCGTTGTTTGTTTCTGTTGTCCAGAAAACATTTAAATAGCGATTGACCGTCCAATGGCTGTAACGAGTTTACATAATCAAAGTCAAAATACCAGTTGAACCGAATACACATATACCGTATCGCTTGCAGTTCATCATCATCGCAAGCACGCAGTATCTTTGCATATATCTTGTCCAAACAACTATTGCATACCGTAATAAAACCGTTGTTGTATTTAAACTCCTCGCCGTGAGAAGATTGAAAATAACTCGGTGCTGTATTATAAAATCTATTACAGCAGAGGCAATGATACCTTGTCGGCGGTTTGATTGTTGGCGTTGATTTCGATATCGTTCTAGCCATTGGTGTCACCGCCTAACCGTTAAGGATTCATCAGCCTTTTCAGTTCAGAACAAGGCTTGAAGCGCACGGCAGTTTTAGACTCAATCATAATTACCTCGCCAGTACGCGGGTTGCGTCCTTCGCGCGCAGGTCTGTCAAGAAAATCAAATTTGCCGATACCGCCGATATAGACAGGCTGTCTGTTCACAAGCACATCTTGAATGTGAGTAATAGCACTTCCAAGCACTTCGCTGATTGCGCTCACTGAATATCCTGTGTCTCGCTGAATATCTTTAGCGAGGTCATTCTTAGTATAATTTTCACTACTCATTGTTTTTCTCCTATCAATTATTTTTGTCTTGTCAATTATTTTGGGACAATGCGCCCATTAAAAATAAATCGGATAAATACTTTCGATGCCGTCACTATCACAGATAACCGCCGTCTGACTAGGCTTTCCGCATAGCCTCTTGCTTACCGTGTAATCATCGCCAGATCCGCACATACTGCCAGAGCGCACGACATGAATACCACATACATCAGAGTATGAAGGTGTATGCAAATGACCAACGAAGATACCAGTTGGATTAATTCTCGTCGTTGTAATCAGTTTGCCAACACTCGATTCGCTTATCTGATCGTAGTCGCCATGCACAAGCAGATATGGATTACCACATATAGTTTCAGCGCCAACAGTGCCGTCAAAGTTGTAAGTATCCGTAAACTCAATCCGCTTTATCGAAGAGAGTTTTGCTTTCAAGTACCATATAATCAAAGCGTCAAGCCGTTCGTCACGCAGGACATTCTCTTTAAGCCCAACGCGCGAGTGGTTGCCCGAAACGCCATTCACATATATAGCATCGAAATGTTGCGACAAATCATATACAAAGTCGCTAATATATTCCGCGACCTTCTGTACCTGCTCCACAACGTTCTCGCGATTTTCAAGCTGAGTGGTGAAGTGAATATTACCACTAATCAAGTCGCCAAGAAGCAGTACATGGCAAATACGAATTCCGCGCTGTTTCGCAATCTGAATTACCTTCAATGCATATTCATGAAGCCTCAGATTACAAATATCAGAATTGTAATTACCAAAGCTGTTAGCAAAGTCCAATCCTAAATGCAAGTCAGAAAGGCACACAGCCATTTCCAAGTCGTCGTCGCTGATTGACCTCTGCTTATTTGCCGCTGAATTACTATTGTATTTTTGCGCGCCGCTTTCACGAATGAGCATTTCAAAGTAATCCCAATTCGCATCAGACCGCGCCTGTTGTCGCAGAATCCGCGTATATGAATTACGTTCGTCTGCGAGTTTCTGGCGTTCAATCTGCATATCACGCATCTGCGCATTTACATCATCGCTGTATTGTTCGCCACGCATCTTGCTGAAACAATTCAGATAGAACTGCTTTGCGGCTTTATACCGTTTGCGAAATGCTGATTCATCGCGCCATTTATCTTCTTCAATTCCAAGTTCGCTGTTTATGGTGTCCTTAATGGCAGACCATGTAAATTTACCAGAATCGACCATCTGACCAATTTTCCAGATATATTGTTCTTCGGTTTCATCTGGCAGTTTTTTCACTGCGTCGTCAAGTACCATGATAACTATTCACGCCTTTCAATTATTTATTCGGCGTAACCGTCATCTTCCTCTTCTTCGTAGTCTGCTTCGGTAGGTACTTCAAAACCGATGGATTGCACATCTTCGTCACCTTCACCATCAAGACCATACTCTCTAGCTAACTTCTGGATTTCTCCATTGCCGCGTGTCACCTTCATCGACGGCGCAATCTTCGCCGCTTCAAACCACATATCGACAAGTTCAACGCAGTCCGCAAGAATCGGGATAACAACCACGCCAGTTAAAATACCCATCATAAATTTTTTCATGCACTTACCCTCGCTCAGTCATCTTCTGCGCAAGTTCCGCGATTGTGCTACGGTGAATAATCGGCAGTTTCACTTCTCCGTAGAGATTGCTCCCACGCAGAACTTCGGACGCGCGCCGCATACCATTGTTGTAGCCATAGTACGCATAGCGGTCTAACTGCTGATCGTTGTCACCTTCCAGAATACATTTGGTATTCTCGCCAAGCCGCTGAATAAGTAATTGCATAAGACTAACTGTCATATTTTCAGCTTCCGTCATATATACTGCATAATATCCTTTCGACAGACTGCGCCCGCGCGCATCACACATAGGAAGCAGTTCAATCTGCTCCTTCTGAATCATGCTTTCAAGTTCAATCCTGTCGCCAAGGTTATCGCTCAGAATACCGCCGATGTTTGTACCAAGAACTTTTTCGTCCTTTGTTCCGGGGTAAAATCCAAGCTGTGCAGAATCTTTTGAAGCTACCGTGTTACACGCCACATAAATCTTTTCAATCTGGTGCGTGTCAAGTAGCCATACAAGATATGAAAACCCAAGCCATGTTTTGCCAGTACCCGCCGCGCCGCGCATGACAGTTATTTGATTCGTCAACATAGAGTCAAGCGCGCACTTCTGGTAAATGTCCAGAGTCCTTACATCAAAGTCGTCTTTGTTGATGTGGTAAGAATCAAACTGCTTGCTTTGCAGTTGAACAAACTCCACACCTGTCCATTTCAGCGCGTCAACGACTTCGATATTGTTTGGGTCGTGAATAACAAGGTACTGGTTTGGCAGACACCCGAACGTATTCTCTGTGGGGTGGGAGAGAAGTTCGCCCAGTTCATCATCTGTCAAGTCAACATCTTTGTAGCCTGTGTAATCTTCAAGTTCGCCAAGGATAGCGTCTGAGCCGACAGTGGGGATGTCGAATACAGTTGAAGCTATAAGGTTGGCGTTGATATCGTCTGTACAAAATACAATGTTATCTGCCATATGGGTGCGGATGGCATACACAACAGAAGCGATAATTAAGTTGTCGTTTGTTTCTTGTACGTGAAACTCTTCACGAATACTGTTAATATCATCGTATAGTGTAGGGGACACTACTTGATATTTACCTTTATTCTGTTTCAGTAACCGCGACACATTACGCTGTAACTCTTTTGTAATCTCGTCTTTATTCGCGCTCGTCTTGATGTGGTCAAGTTCTTCAAGCGTAACTGGTGAAACGATAAAGGGGTGTTTGAACGCCTCACCGCCGACATTGAGTAGTGCGCAAGTGTCATAGAAATAAGTTGTCTCCAATTCGTCCTCCATACAATGTCAAGTAATGAGAGAGCGGTACGCTGACCGCCCTCTCCACACACAAAAGGAGTAGAAATACAAAGGAAGTGGTCGTCGATTTATAGGGGTATTTGTAGTCGAACACCTGTTCCCTCATAACGTTGCAATACTTTTTGTTGCTCGTTTGGCTTAAAACCTAGAAACCAGACCGATTTTTGACCACAACTTTCTCCCGAAAATCGAATTTTTTTTCGCGAAATCGCCCAAATCGCCCTCTCAGCGCGTGTTGAAGTTGTCGAAAAATCCCATCGGTTTCGTCCGGTAAAGCAGGTTTAATATCGTGTTTGAGTTCGCGCTAATCATGCGCCGCAGTTCCTTCGTGGCAATATTACCGTCTTGAATATTGAAGCACCATTCAATCAGCGTGTGCATTGTAGCTTGACTCATAGATCGCATTGACTTCAACTTGTTCTCGATTTCTGTATAAGCGTTCTCAATACCTTCCATCACAAACTGTTTTTCATTGTCATCGTCCGTCGCGTTCAACTGCGCCATATACTTATTGACTTGCGCTTGCAGGTCGTTCGCCATTTCGACTACTCTGGTTATCTGCTTGTACTTCGGCTTGCCACTCATAGGCTTGATGAACTCCGCAATGGGAATACCTTCAACCTTCGTGCTTATCGGTATTTCGTCCAGTATCTCTTCTGACCAGTTCATAGGGCAGGAGAAGGAGTAATTGATACGCCGCCGAATCTTGTACTTGTCTGCCGCGATATCTTCCTGTGGACGCATCTTGCCTCCTCGCATTATGTCAACCGTTCGCGTATACTTCATGAACTTCGGGAAGTCTTTGCGGTGAACTACATCCTCGTCGCGCTCGTCAGCCTCGACAATCTGCATACACGGCATGGACTGAATCTGGCGAATGATATCCATACCAGATACTTCATACAGCCGCTTGCAACTGTCGATGATTACCTGCGCAATAACAGACATGATAACGAACACATCGTAGAACTGTTTCAGCGTTTCGCCGTCGCGCTCTGACTCGTCCTTATAAAGTTCTGTCCAGTAATAAGACATGGCAAGTTGCGCAATATTCGACGACCAACCGATACCAAGTTTGCTCTTGGAGAAGTTGTTATCCATCAGCGCATAGTCGGCAAGTGTGTTACTGTAAGTCACCCCGCTTTCATTCAGTGCATTTACGATTGTCGGATAATCTCGATAGCATCGTTTCGCGCACTCGACAATGGTTGGTTGATTAGTTACAAAGCAAAAGTCTGAATCGACATTGTGTTATATCGTAGGCTCTTTATCCTACGCTTCTCCGCTTTTCAACGGAGTGTCGGACTATCTCTTTACCCTCGTTTAACGTTAGGTTTTGCGATTGCAAGTCGCTCAAATTACCCTATAGGTAATTGTATTCGGCACTCTTGGGCGTATTATTGTATTCCTCAACGCCTAGTCTCTGAACTTTCCAGTCTGCCTTTAACAGTCTGGCTTAGTAACTGATTAGCAGTTAAGCCTTCCAGTTTTCACCGAATAGTTTTTGAACAGTGTTTCCACTGAACCGACCCCGATTTGAGTCTGCTCCATTCAGCCTTGCTTGTATATCTGTATGAATACAATCAATCGCTATGATGTTGTTACTCAATGCAAAGTAACTGTCAAATATCTGGTGATGCTTATTTCTCAATGCCACTACATTATTCGGCGAGTTGTGCGGATTTCTGAATCCTGCAAGCATCTCTCCGTCTGCAAATCTCGGACAGTAGCAGTTAATCGCGCCATCTGGCTTATCCTCAAAGCACGAATCAATACCATTGAAATCGCCAACGGCTTTCAGTAGTAAACCGAACGGATTGCCGCAAATCGTCATATTGTCCGCTTTAACGACCACTTTGCCTTGCCGCAGGTTGCGCACATAGGATTGTACTGCCAGAGTCCGTTGCCGCCGATACCAGTCGCTGAACTCGATGTTCTTGATATTCTTGTACATATCCGCAAGCATAGAGTAGTTGTTCACTTCGGTTGCGTTGCGCCGCGCAAAATCCGCGAAGACTTCTGGATTACTCTTCAAGTCAGATACATAGTTGACAGTATCAGCCATAATCTCGCGCAGTTCGTCTTTCGTGCAAGGGAGCGTATTAATCATCTGGTATGACATCTGCTGATATTCGCCAAGTTTACTCGGATGGTCTGTCTTGACAATTCCGAATGTGCAGTTGTCCTCGCGCAGTTTCGCGCACCAATATTCATACGCCGCCTGTGGAGTGCCGCCCATATACTTCACGAACTTCTTCCACTTGATTGCATTTTCAGTGGTAATTACCTCAATGTCGCACAGTCTGTGATAAACGCCAAACATATCCTGCACTTCATAAGTTTCGTAATTTTCGCCGTGTTGCGCGCACCAGTCGCGGAAGAACTTCTGAATGTGAGTCTTGAACATACACGCCTTAAAGAAACGGTTACGCAGAAGCATCATGCCACACTGCTTATTCGGGTACAGCGTATCTTCGCACAGCCCCATGCCGTCCCAAAGCGTATTCTTGATTTCGGTTTCCTCGCGCACGACCACGCACCGCTTCTTGACTTCATTCGGTTTCTTCGCGTTCGGCACGTAATCCTCGGCTTTAACTACATCCGCAATCGTCTTGTAGAAAGAATCCTCGTCTTTTACAATCAGTATCTTCTCCATAGGGATGCGCACGCGCCCGACAATTGTACTCGCCGCCAGAGATTGATACGCTGATATGCCAACAATGTCCGCGTTCTCTTCTGGTAATTGAATACCAAGAGTCATCCACTCATGCGTCGCATCATAGAGTTTGTCGCGGATGAAGAAGCACGCGCCCTGTTTTGCCTTGGCAGGAGAGCGGAAGAGCATCTGGTAATGAATCAATTCCTCGCGCTTAATCGTGCCGTCACGATATTTCTCGACCCAAGTGATGTTCACACCTTGCGAGTAGAAGAGTGTGCGCAGTTCCTCGCGCGTCTTCTTGTCGTACCGTGCTTGATTAGCGTCTACCTTCACCAATACATCAGTGAAGACTTGTCGCCGTTCATCTGTCTGCGCGCCGTCGAGCAGTTTCTTCACACGCTTGCGCTCTTCCTTGTAACTCTTTGATCCATAGTCAAACGAGATACACACGATATCGCGCGTTGATTTATCCTTGTAAGTGCGCAGTCCGTGCGTCTGCAAAAAGTCCAGAAGCAGACTGTTATTCAGCATCGCTTTGGTAGAAGTGAAGTATTCGCGCACGCCATTATTTACTTCGTATATCTGCGCCGCAGGTATATTGCGTATTTCAATTCCATACTTTCCCATGCGAACACCTCAACATAAATTTACTTTCATGCTTATTTCGCGCCAGAAAACAGCACGAAAGTCTACTACGTGGTGAAAATACATCAACCATTCCATACCTCCTGTGTGCCATGTCGGTACACTGTCCCATCGGGGCGTTCATCCAGAAGAACCCAACCAAGAGAATTTTTCTCTGACTTGCGCACGCGCTTCATGTAGGTCTTTAATACCCAACGAAGATTACCTTGTGAGTCCATGTGTTCGCCGCGCCACCAGAGCGCAACTGGCACTTGGTAGATAGTGTCCTCGTCGCCGTCAACGAAGAATGAAATATTACCTTTAGTTTTCTCTTTGTCGGTATAGTAAGCGTCCACGCCGCACCAGTGTTCGCGCAACCACTTCGCAATCGAGTTTGGCTCAAACTTAGGACATACCAGATTCATGAACTCGCCGTTGTCATACGATTTGAAGTAGGGATGGTAGAACTTGATATGCTCATGGTCAATCATCGGACAGGTCGCCTCCGCGCCAATCTTGAAACTGAAATGCACACAGTCGCCGCAGGATATCACGCACCATGCGTCGCGTATCTCTTCGATTTCTTCTGGTGAATACCTCTTGAATTCCATTGTATTTAAACTCCATTTGTGTTATTAAAAACGGTTTACAAAATGCGACATAAATATATTTTAAAGTTTATAATTTGACAAAATTAAACCAGGTTATTTAATCACTTCTTCTGCCGTGACCGAATCCTCAATCGCCACAGGGTCTTCGCAACAGCGCAGTTCGCGCGCGCACGTTACATCCATGCAGATATTATCAGTTACCAATCCGCACATTACCGCCGCGTCCACGGCATCCTGCTCCGTCGCATCGTCGCCAAGCTGAATCTCGCCGCAGTCGGCAACGTATACATATTTAGCGTAAATCTTAAAAGTCTTCATGTATCAATACCAACAGCCTTGCCGCCTCTCCTTCCTTCAAAAATAATCCTCGTATTCAAACGGTATAAATGTTTCGTAAAAATCGTGCGATACAAATACGAAATACTCTTCATCGCCGTCAAGTTTTGAAACGATAATCGCCGCGTCGCCAGTCGTCGTCATGCGGATGTTGTCGTCTGGATCGCGCGCGTTGCGCATGGACTCAATCGCTTCTTTAACGTATTTCTGAATTCGCTCGTCATCCACATGGACACAGCCTTTGCCGCCGCTGAATGTGTGCGAGTAGTGCAGTGGGAACTTCGCCGTCACCGCCGTGAGATTCTGCATGGGTATCTCATCGCAGACTTCCTCAGAGCCGCAACATGGACACTGTACATATCGCGCGCCGTATGCGCCCTCATAAGTGTCGCCGTAATCGTATCTGAATTCTGACCCGCAATGAAAGCAGGTATGTTTATAGGTTCTGTTCTCGCGCTCGGTCGCCGCCGCGCCGCGCCGTGTTGTGTTATCCTTAATGATTTCCATAATCGCCTTTCCTGTCGCATAAATTTTTGCCGCCGTTTATTTTGCTTTACATATGGATAATAACACATTTATGTTCGCATGTCAAGAATATTCTGACATTTGCTATTGTTATATTTTTAACAAGGTGGGGGAAGGGGGGCGCGAAACTTGGGGGATAGGGGTTTTGTGCTTGCCATGTATAGTCTTTAGTGCGAAAATAATAAGTTGCGTTCTGGCTTTTAAAAGACTTTGATTACAAGGTGAAACATATATGCCTCTTAGCTTGCTCTTTACGCACTTGCGCCGCAAAATCCAATAAGTTATACATAGCTTTGTTAAGTAACTATCATGCTAGTATAGTAACTTGCTCTGTATAATAATGCTATACAGAGCTTTGCTTTATACTATACCGCTAGTTTCTAAACAAAGCTCTGTATAGTCTTTTTTTATTATACATAGCTTTGTATTATACTATACCACTATAATCTAAACTAAGCTATGTATAATAAATGTATCTTATATATTATATAATACAAAAAATATATCTATACTCTGCTATATATTACTATACTAGGCTCTGTATAGATATATTTTTAAATAAGCTATTACTATACTAAGCTATATATTATATTATAGTAGCTTATATATATAATATTATAACATAGATTATATTGTTTGTCAAGATATAAATTATAAATATTTTTTATTATTCTAGTAGTTCCGAACGAGCGCGCTAATCGAGCATTTTTCGCCGCGTAACCATTTGGGCGCGCGAGTTAAAATAAAGCTTGTTTAGGGGTAAGAAAAGTATTTCGCTCAGTTTGGATTGCAGGTTTTGAGCCAGATGAATGAAACTTCGCTCAATACTTTTCTTCATTTTCTGGGCGTAGTTTGGGCGCGATGGCAGTGCAAGATTTTGTGCATAATATGCATAACTTGTTCATAAAAATGCAAGAGAACTTGCAAAACTATATATAGTGATTTTAATTAGCTTGCGCGCGAAGTTGTGTATGTATTCCAGTAGGTTCGCCAGTTCGTAGGTTTTGCGCCGAATGGGAGCGAAGTGGAAGAGAGCAGGACTTATATTGAAAATGTTTCATGTGAAACGTGAATAATTTAGAATGGTCACAAAAGTGGTCACACGAAGAAAATTTTTGAGAAATGTGAAAAACCCCTACCGTCAGATTTTCGCTTTTTCCGGAGGTTAGTCTTGTCAAACTGCCCCGTACTGGGTCGAACAAGTGTTCGGTTTTGCATTTTGTCAGAAAGTGCAAATTATCAACAGATCGAGGCAGAGAGTGCTCAAAAACCGAATCGTTTCGGTTTTGTCAAGTAAAAATACTTGACACATTTTTGGGTACACATTTTCAAATCTGTCCCGTAATTCCTTCTATTTTGGTATGAATACTAGTATTTAGCACTTCACCGTATTAATCCTACTGCATAGGTAGGGTATGCTGCGCGCTCTGGTATGGATTATGCACACTGCGCGCACAGGATGCACAGGCACGCACAGCCGCACGCGCATAGGTACACACACACGCGCGAAACGCGCACACGCATACACGCACGCACGCGCACAGGCGCGCATTATGCGCACGCGCGAGGCTGAAAAGTTTCTTCCATATTATCGCAAAAAAAAGATGGTTTTTTTCAAATGTTACAAAAGTATTGCAAAGTAAATACATAAATATATTTTGAGATTTTTTCAAAAAACCTATTGACATATGCTAATTGCTCTGATACAATGCGAAGCATAAACAATCAATCATACATCATTCAATCATGGAGGTGCTACCTATGTTATCAGTCAGTGCGACGTGAGACTGACAGCCGATGAATTGACAGCTTGCAAAGTACTTGCACAGGATTAAAAAAATTAAAAATGGGTATTGACATTCCCAAATAACCTATGGTAGAATACAGATAATCAATCAAACATACACCATACACACAACAGGAGGCAAACATTATGGCATTTCACAAGTATTTCAAGGGCACAACAGCAGAGCAGATCCGTAAAGAGTATGTCGCATGGGCAAAGCAGTTACATCCCGATAATGGCGGCGATGCAGAGCAATTTAAGGCGATGCAGAGCGAATTCGCTGATATGTGGGCGCGTTATAAAAACGTTCACGAAAACAAGAGCGGCGAAAAATACGAAACAGATGCAGACAGCGCAAACGCTGAACACAAGAGTGCATCCGAGTACATGGACATTATCGACGCAATTCTGAACATGGGCTGTGATGTAGAAGTATGCGGATCATGGCTCTGGATTGATTCTAGCAAAGTCAAACTTTCCGCTGAACAGGTAGCCAAACTTCATAGCATGGGCGCGAAATGGAGCAAGCCTCACAAGAGATGGTATATCGGCAAGACTGGCAAGTATCGTAAACATCAGCACACGAACGATGCGACAATCCGCGCAACATTCGGCAGTGAGGTGTTCGTAGGCAAGCGGCAGAGAAATCTGGCACTCGATGAAAAGAAGGGAGGTGAGCAGTAATGCTCACTATCCCATATATCGAAATCTGGATCGCATTCGGCATATTCTTTTTCATGGGTATGCTGACAGGTGCAAAGCACCACAAATGGTATGATGATTTAATCGACGACGACAGCGATGAAAATTTTTAAAAAAGGGTATTGACAGATAGGCTACCATATGGTAGTATACAATCATAGCAAGGCAAACAAAACACAACAGGAGGCAACGAAATGAAAAAAGTTAATATCGTTCTGAACAGGGATGAAATGGCGGCATTGAGAAATCACGTATTCAATACATACGGCATTAAAGCAAGCGATGTCAGCGGATGCTATGATAAAGTTTATGCAGAGTTTATGATGACTGCTGAACAGATCGCGACGACAGACGCATGGATTGATGAAAACTTCTGATTTTTAGCTGACCATGCTCATGATATAAAAATCGTGGGCATGAATGAACCAAAAATCAAAACACACAACAGGAGGATGAAACGATGGATGCACTGGATACGATGAAAAAATCATTCAGAAGTGCGATGATATTATCGCGGAATACAAACAAGCTATGGAAATCATAGACGAGGCTTGCATCGAATACGATGAAAATAATTAAGTAATCGGAAATCGGCGGCAGGAAATCAAAAAAATTAAAAAATCTCTTGACTTCCTGATACCATATGGTATAATGTAGTTAAAGCAAGGGAAACAAAACACAATCGGAGGGAAACAGATCATGACATACGCGGAAATTGAAAAAGCGGAATTAGCGAACAGAGTTTTAGACTGCATCAGCGATGGATATGACGATGAAGAGTATAGATGCGATGAAGTGGAAATCATGTGCGGAATTCTGGCAAAGGGAAACGAAAATCCCGATATTGAGTATCTTGGAAACGTAATTAAAGCACTTGTGGAGCAGGTCGAGGAATTGCAGTGAGAGCGCGGAAAATCGCGGAGGTGGAAAGATGAAAAGAACATGGAAACAGATCACGGCTATGATCATTTCACTGGTAATCACTGGAATCATATGCGGAACACTGTTTACCTGTCAGATGGCGGCAGATGCGCGGAAATGGCGCGCGGCAGGTCAGACGGCAGGAATTGAGTTAGAATTTTCTGACAATTTGGCGGAACTGGAAATTGTCGAACATATGTACGAATAAAAATTTTTGAAAAAACACTTGATAGCGTAAATAGCATATGGTAGAATACATACAGAAACAAGGAAAACACACAGCATAGGAGGAAAAGAAAATGTGTTACATGAACAGGGAAGCAGGTGAAATTCTTACATACTCGGAAATGATGATACAGTTTCGCGCATGGTATGACGGCGATGATGATACGAATGTATGTTCATGGTCGGAATACTACAAGGAAATCAGAGCATAAAAATTTTTGGAAATAGTGCTTGCGTTGTAGACTAACATATGCTATAATGCAAGCATACCAAACAGGAGGGAAACGGAAATGGAATCACAGTTTGTCGCGGCTATTGAATATTTCTATGGGTATTCGGAGGATCGCGCGGAAATAGCGTGGAAAAAATTTTCAGCAGATGCGCGGCAAGCTGTCGTGGATACATGGAAATTAATTTCAAAAAAGTGTTGACAATGTGGAATAACATATGGTATAATCGAGGCATAAACAGGAGGAGGAAAAGAGATGCTGACAGCGGAAACCAAACTAGAATATATTCGTGAGTATTTGGAGGAAATGATTAGAATAGTGCAGGAAAATCCGAATCGTGAATCATTAAGTGCGTATCAAGTTGGATATAATGACGGATCAATTATGGCGTGGAAAATGACAGCGGAATATATCGACAGACTGGATAGAAATTTCATTAGGTGTTGACTTCTGGCATAGCATATGCTAGAGTGTAGTTACAAGGTAAGGAAAACAAACACACAAAACATAGGAGGAAATTACAATGGCAAAACTTACAAGAGATCAGCTTAACAAGATGGAAAGCAAGATGGGTAATCCGTGGAAATTTGATATTCAGAAGTATGTTATATGGAATGAGAAACAGGCACATATCGTATTTATCAGCGATATTCACACTGGAAAAGCAATTGAGATTGTATGCAGTCAGATTCCACAGTATGAAGGCAAAGGATATTGCAGGAAATTAATCGGATATCGTTTAGGTCTGAAAGCTACAAAGCTAGAAGGCGGCGCAAGCTATGATGAAAACACGGAATATAACTGCTATCGTCAGACTGATTTATTCACTGATGTAATTGGAGAGTTGAAGCCGCGCAGGTCATTTTCGGAAATTCAGAAGTTTACAAGGGATCACGGCGGCGAGGATGCGTTACGATATATCAATACAGCATTGGAGCGAGCAGGATATCCAACAGTCAATAGTTTATAAGATAATGATTGATAGTCTGGCATATGCGGCAATGTATATGCCATTCTATGAGTAATTATCTTGAAAAATATTTCCGAAAAACACTTGACAGCGGAGATAACATATGCTATATTTATATCAGAAGCAAGGAATACAGATCGGAGGTCAACGATATGAGATATGATATTTATGAATCAGTTAAGGAAAACATTACAGCGTATGCAGTGTTCGCAATCGGAAAATATTCAGAGCAGGAATTGCGCGCGGTAGGATATGAGAAAATCGCAGAGGCGCGGAATCAGCGTGAAGCACTGGCGAAGTGTCACGAATGGAAATTTAATAAATAATTTTCAAAAAACACTTGACAGCTTGCATAGCATATGGTATAATGCAAGCATAGAAAACAAAACAAGCACAACACATAGGAGGAAAAATCAATGAGTAAATATGTTCGGAAGACAAGAGATGAATATGTGATTGAAGGATATTACGGATCAGAGTGCGGATGGGAAGAGGTTACATCTGAAGACACATATTGTAAAGCACATGAAATGTTGAGATGCTACAATGAGAATGAGGCACTATATCCACATCGTATCAGAAAACGTAGAGTAAAAATTGAAAAATAATGCTTGACATATAGCATATGTTAGTAGTACAATGTAGGTACAAACAAGCAAGACAGCACAATGGAGGTGTGATATGAGAACAGAAGTTTGTGATGTTTGCGGCAATGTGATGTATTCTAAAGTTTGGAACACTGGCAATCCTACACTGGCATATAATAATCAGATGCGGATTTTGAGATCGCAGTCTATCCACATTGATTTTGATAGAGTATATGAAATCGTTGTGGTAGATGAAGACGACGACGATAGAGTATTTATGCAGAAAAATGTATAAATATACACTTGACAGACACGATAGCATATGCTATAATAAGAGCACAGAAAACAAAACACGGCACATAGGAGGCGCGAACGATGGATAAACTTAATCACTATGTAACATTCAGATTTAGCAAGAAGACAGGCAAAGTTGATACGACAATGACTTCTATAGGCTATGCGCAATCGGAATTGTGGGCTTTGAGCAATACGCCAAAAACTAAAGATGTAGTTATCGTGGAAGCTGAAACAGGGAGAATCGTATTCACTGCAAGCGGCGCGGCAAATGGGATGCCAAAATGTAAGAGCGTGAAACGAAATGGAGAAATCGGACATTGTGAAGATTTTAACATTCCGTTGGATGTGGTGCGCGATATAGTCAAGAGTGATGATCGTTTCACTAACGATGTGGATTTTTGACAGGGAGGCGCGACCATTGGACAAGCTGATAATCGGTTTTGTCGTGTGGATATTCATTTATCTTGCGACAAAATAATTAAATTTAGGTATTGACATATTCGATAGCATATGGTATAATCATATATATCAAGAGGGAGGTGCGCGCGCGATGCGTAAGTACAAAGTATGTTACCAAAAGGAATCATATTCACCAGAAGAGAATATTGAAATCGAGGCGCGCAATAAGGATGATGCGTGGTGGAAGGCGGTTTATGAAGTATTAGAAGCGCGCGGAATTCATCCATATCATACTTATGTTTATAGCGTGACATTCAACAACGGAGAAACAAAAGTGTTGCGTGATGGCGCAGTTAGGTATTTCAATTTTGGCTATTGAATTTTGGCGGCAGATCATATCGTTTGTGACAACGAAACATTTTCGCTTTTAACAACGAAACTTTTCAGCGATGTGGTTTGCGGCGAGAATTCAAAAATATTTTAAAAAAAGTGTTGACAATGCTTCTAACATATGGTATAACATACTTAGAAACAAACAAGAACACACATCAATGGAGGTACGGAAAATGAAACAGCGAAAACGTGAGCAATGTCACACAATCGTGGCGAATGGTAAAACGTTCAGATATACCTATGATAAGGAAGGGCATCTTGTTATTGATGGTTTAGTATTAAGTAAAGACTTGCAGGAAATTTACAAGAAGTTACAAAAATAAATTTTAAAAAGGTACTTGACATACTGCATCACATATGCTAGTATGTAAGCATAGAAACAAAACAAACACACACATTTAGGAGGAAAAAATTATGTCACTTAACAGAGCAAACATCGTATGGACGGCAAAGCAGATTGCAGGAATGAGCAAGCGCGGCAGATTGGATTTTGGTCACATTGTACAGCGTGGAGAAGTTTGGGAAAAGACGCGCAAATCAAAGTTAATCGAAAGTATGATGATTGGCTATCCTATTCCCAACATCTACGCGCGGAAGCATATCAACAGCGAGGCGCGCGGAGATAACACCTATGTTATTATGGATGGAAAACAGAGACTCACTGCTATCATTGAGTATCTGAATGACGAGTACGAACTGACTGGCATTGGCGAAGTTACCATTGACGATATGAGCGATGAACCATTCCAGTACGATCCGAATGGTAAGAAATTCAGCGAACTGCCCGAAAGTTTGCAGGATGTTATCAAAGACTATACAGTGTCAGTAATGTATTTTGATGAACTGACTTTCGGCGAGGAAAAGGAACTGTTTAAACGGCTGAATAATGGCAAGCCGCTGTCTAGCAAAAACAAGATGCTTGCAGAGTGCAACGAACTGGAAAGAATTGTTGACTTTGCGAAGGATAACGAACTGATTAACGAGATGGAATCCGATAAGGCGCGCGAAAACAAAGCATATGTTGCACTGGTAATGAAGTCGTGGTGTATGCTGTATGGCGAGATTAGCGAACTGTCGTTCAAGTCAAAGACATTTACTCCCATTGTGGAGAGCGCGGAAATCGCAGATGAAGAGTATGCACACATTGCTGATGTATTCCAGTTTATGCATGATGTACATACTATGTTGACGGACGACAACGAAAAAGGTGTTGCACGTAAACTCTATACGGAAACGCACTTTGTATCACTTCTGCCGTTTGCGGAAAAGTACATGAGCAAGTACGAAGATCATGACGAGCGCGTAGAGAAGTTTGAGGAATTTGTGATTGACTTCTTTGCTGATGTACCTGCTGAGTATCTGGAAGCGGCAGGCAATGCAGTGGCAAGTAATGACAGTATTAATAAGCGAAACAGCGCACTGGCGGCGTTTCTGGACACGTACAGCGGCGCAGAGGATGCGGAGACTGTAGAGAATACAGAGGAAGCAGAGAGCGCGGAGAACGAGGACACAGCGTGCATGGCATCTTGACAGGGAAAGGGAGGTGTAAAAGCCTCCCTTTTTATTTTCACGTTTCGATAATTTCATTTTGGATTTTTCGCACGGAACAATCGTTTTTAACAACGAGGAATTTTATTCAATCTTGTTTTATTCAATCGTATTTGAGTAAAATTTATTTTGGTAAAATGAATTTGGGTATTGACAAGTTAGAATGACATATGGTAGAATACAAGTACAAACAGAAAACACAGCATATAGGAGGTGCGGAAATGTATCTTTACAATGGTGAGAATGTTTATGAAATGAGCGATAGCTTTAATAATCTTGATGAAGTAGAAGGGAAACTGGTGGACAGCGCAGTGGTGATGCACTTTATCAATGCACTGCCGCCGCATCTTACATGGAGTAATTTGGTTCAGATTGGAGAGCCATATGATTACAAGCTGAATCCAAAAACAGGCAGGTACGCGGAAACATGGGGTACATTTACTAGGATTAGTGGAGACTATCGCAATGGCGTGTGGCGTTATGTTGGCGAATGTTTTTCAAAAGAAAATAAAAAAGCCGCTTGACAAGCGGAATAGCATATGGTATTATGTAGTTACAAAGCAAAACAAACACAGCACATAGGAGGAAATAGGCATGGTGCAGGACGGATGGCATAAGATTAAAGAGTATAACGTTTGGGTTGAGAGCGGAAGAGTGCGGCGCGGCATGAAACGCGACAACAATGGTAGTCTTGTGGCGGCATATCCTTATAGGTACATTGGACAGGGATGGGGATTGGAACAGGGCGTATTGTTTACTACATTGAAGAGTGGAATTCAGCACGGAAACTGGATTATGGCATAGGGGGGAATAGATATGGCGCGGAGATTGCAGTCAACTTTTGAATTTTTTGATACTGAGGAAAAGGCAATAGCATTTGAGAAGACGCAGAAAAGATGGAGGAGAGGCGCGGTTACTCCGTGGGATTCAAAAGATGGAAAAGAACATCTGTATGTTGCATGGTATAGGAGGTAATACAATGAAGGCAACGAAAATTTTCAGACAGCGGAAACTGGCAACGGATCGTTATACTAGAATGGAAAAACTCCACAGAGCAGTTGACTATCATATGTACAGTCTGGATACAAAAGTTGAACTGGATGCAATTAGTCAAGTGCTGTTTGCCCAGAATTCTATGGTATGGACAGGGAGAAACGCGGCAAGCGCGATGCAGGATTTAGGTTTTCGCGTTGATGAAATAAGCAATAATTTTTTTAAAATTTACGCTTGACATAGCTGATAGCATATGCTATAATGTACTTAGAAACAAACAAAACAACACATTTTCCAGAAGGGATAAACACAAACATGAAAACGTATGTATACTATCAACCAAACAAAAAGGATGTTAAAGACCAGTACGGAGATTGTACCATTCGGGCATTAAGCAAGGTGCTTGACTGTACATGGCTTGAAGCGTTTGATAAGACAATTCCTTTGTGCAGGAAATATCAGTGCACGAATGTGTTTGATACTCCGATTAAAACGCGCAGAGAAATTTTGAAACAGTTAGGTTTTGATTATTATGGTATTAGCGTGAGGGATGGATCAAAACGCTCAACAGTAAGTGAGTTTGCAAAAGAGCATCCAACAGGGCGATATCTGGCGAATGTGTCACACCATGTAGTTGCCATCGTAAATGGTCAATATTATGATACGTGGGATTCTGGACACAAATCGTTATATGGATATTTTATAAAAGCAAAATAAATTTATAAAAAGCCTTGACATATACTGTAGCATATGCTATGGTATATGTACAAGGTAACAAACAACACAGCGCACAGGAGGCGTGAGATATGTATAACATTAAGATGTATGATTGGGAAGCATACGCAAAAGAGCATTGTGGTTATGAGATTAAAACGACTTTTGGAAATGACTTTGATATTGCGGATTATTATGGTGATGCGGCGATTGAAGATACATTCAAGCGTGCGTTTAAATTCTGGCGAGAGGACTATATTTATCTGACAGAACTGGTGCTGATTCTGAACTGGAAAATCTGGCAGTGGTACGGAACGAATGATACGCGCGCGAAGCTGTATAATAATCTGTGGCAGAAGGCTGATGAATACGCTTGTACGCATTTGACAGGCGATGAATTGAGTTACTTCTATAGAACGACGGATTAAAAAAATTCAAAAGGCTATTGACTTTGCAAATGACATATGGTATTATGTAGTTACAAAGCAAAACAAAACACAAACATATGGAGGAAA